ATATAATCCTCGATTGCGGCGTTCAAAGCCTTCAGTTTCTTCAGAAGCTCACTCTTTTCCATGAAAAGACCTCTCTTATTCAAGCTGAAAGTAGGTTTGAGGCTTACCGCACAGCCTTCAGCTGTGTAGCACTGCCAAATATTTGTACTTGAACCACGCCAGACTCTGGAATGTCCATCGCATCGTCTCCGGGCTTGATAATCAAGGCCCTTACCTCGCCAGACTTGCCGTATAACAGCGCTGGAGTAGGCACGGTGACATTGAATGGCAGAGGAACGGAGCCTTTATCGCATACTCTATCCATGACAACGAAGAAAGGACACATTACGATGTGCCATTCTTGGTAATTTCGCTCGTCCCACTGCCCAGTAAGGACAGTGAGGAGGTCGATGATAGGCGTAGTCTTGCCGACAAGTCCAGAATACATCAGATTACCGCCGTGGTTGGCGTAACACGCTGGCTACACGCAGTAAGTTCGAGCGAAGTCGGGTGAGAATACGTCACTTTCAGTACGCACAAGCGATTGTAACCCAGAACTGGGAACCTTACGCGGTGATTGTACTGGCCAGTCTTGCCCATCTTGGCATGGCGAACGTGACCAAAAGTCATCCCACCGTTGCTTGACACTTCCAAGAGCAAGTCCGGCTGCAGTTTGTAGTCAGCCCATGTACCGACGTTGCATTCGATGGACAGTTCATTGAAGATAAACGGCTTTTCATCGTTCACTATTACGGCACCTTGTCTGTGACGTATCATCGGAAGCCTTGCGACATGTCCATCGACTTGCCTCATGCCGTAATCCTCGTACCAGTATTCATCGGAATGGCGATACAGACAACCGTCATTGCAGCATACAAGGAATTCGCCCTTGAACCACAGCATTGCAGAGGCTCTCCACTGCGTTTCCTCGCCGCTGTCCAAGACACGGCTTACTCGCTGGTGCCACTGCTTCGTCTCGGTGTCGTAAACCCATGTTTCCTTGACCGTGTTGAGCTGTAGTACATAGAAGTTGTGGCTACCTTGTGCGTAAGCGAATGCATAGGCAGAGTCACCAGTCTCTTGCAATAGCTTTTCGTCAAGCCAATCCTCGCTGATCTTGGTGTACTGCTGGCCGGAGACCATGAGCACACCCTTTGCATAGGACTCGCCAGAACCAAGGTAGTACAGATTACTACCACAGATTGCAATGGAGTTCGGAGCCTGAATACCGTTCGATGCATTGGTCGTGTAGGACTGTCTCTGCCAAGTCGAATCCTCGCCAGAACCGCGCTGCCAGATCTCGATGGTCTTGTATCCGAACAAGTAAAGGTTAGGGCCGATGGCGGCGATTGCCCTTATGTTGTCCGAACTCGACTCTGCGTTGAAGAACTGCTGTACACCGTAGCTATCAAGGAACATCCATTCGAACGAATCTACAGTGTCCTTCAAGATCTTGTACGGATTAGACGGATCATAGACTGGCACACGCTTGCCATCCACGACTTGCGTCATGAACACTTCTCGCGTGTCGCTGTTCAACGGATAAGGAATCGAATAATACAGGAAGCCGCTGGTTCGGTCATTGATAACAACGGAGCCACCAACGACAGCCACATGGCTGGGATTGATCTGGCCACCGTCACCAGTGACACGCTCAGGCAAGGTAATGCGTATAAGGTCTCCGCCTTCCAGCAAGTGGTAAGCCCAGAGATTGGAACCGTCCGCAATCAATAGGTAAGGATTGATTCCACCAGTCTCGGCGAAGTGGACACGGTTGGAACCGCTTGCCACGTTGCCTATCCTTGTGCAGTTGCCAATCCAGTCCAAGCGATACACGACATTGCCGTACACGACGAAGGCGTTTTCTTGCTGGTTCTGGCTCGTCAGACCGATGCTGGCCACGTATGCGCCACGGCAGCGAGCAGATCCGTGAACCTTGCGGATAAATTCAAGGCCAGGCAGTGAGGCTAGGTACTGGTTCTCGTTGTTCACATCAAGGAACATGTTGCAAGACCAGCTAGTACCCATCGTAGCCGGATGCTTGCCCTTGTTCGTGCCTGGGCTAATAAGGTAATTGCTGACAGTTGTTTTAGACATCGTTACATGCCCTCGCCATTCAAGCCGTTAAAGTACGAGTCACGCCAGTCCGTGCCGAGCCTATTCGTCTGGAGCATGCGCTGGGTGATATTGTTGCGCTTGATGAGAGACTTGGCCGCAATGAAGTCCGTGTTGCAATCGGCCTTCTTCTCCGGCGATAGCTCGAAGTAGTTGGCAAGGCGCAAGCACAGCCCAGACATGAGCACTTCATTGTAGAGGTCGCTCAAGTAGATCGTGTCGTTTAGGTTGTACGTAGGCAACTTGGAGTTGTACCATACCCTCACTTGGTTACGAGGGTCGCCGTCGAGGTGAAGATGTCCAACCACGCGCTGCTCAAGTCCGCTTGGCACGTCCTCGACCTGGGTATCGTACGTCCAAGACAGTGCGATCGTGTACGGATTCTTCTGTGCCATCTGGACATGGTTGGAATTGTTGAGCACGATGAAACGGTCTCCAATACGGCGAGCCACGGATTCGACCTTCTGAGGAGCTTCCATGTTCACAGTGACGTCGGTACGGATTTCACCAGCTTGCAACTTTCTGAAGTAGATGTCGCTTGCGCAAGGCACGTCAACCCATTCTTGAGCCATGGCGATATAGCCTTGGTTGTTGAGCTGCGTGATAAGACGGTTCAGCTCCTTGCAAGCCACGACGGGCATATTGCCGTCACCGTAGTCATCTGCGGATTCGTACGTGCCTACGGCCTCGCCAAGCCCAGTCATGCCAATGCTTTCGTAAGCGTCTTGAATTAGTTGGTTAACGGCTATCATAAAAACCTCTTTCTTTTCAAGCTGAAAGTAGGTCTGAACAAAGAAAGGCCAGCCTCAAGGCTGGCCCTTACTTAACCAGGAGATCAGTGATTAAGCTTCGATGTAGATCACCACAGCGTTGCGCGGTTCGTACAGAGAGGCAGCGTATGCCGAGTCAATACGGACGAGCTTGTTGAGGTTGGTGCCATCGCCGAAGATACGCATCTTCACGCTAGAGCCGCCCACGGTCGACACAGTTTCATCGTCAGAACCAGGGAGCTGGTCGAACTGATAAGTGTCGTATGCAAGCGCATCCTTAGCACGGACTTCGCAGACAACGTAGGTCTTGGAAGTGCCGAGAGCGTAGGTAGCGGTGAGGCTGGACGTACCAGTGGCAACCCATGCGTTCGGGTTGTTTGCAGCCTTGCCATCGAGAGTGATGCGGAGCGGGGAGATCGTAGCGGAAGTACCAGCACCGTTGGCGGACAGCACAACGATCTGAACCGGAACTTCGGTCTGGATGCCCGACGTATCAACAACCTTCAAGCCAGCCACGTTGAACACAGCGCCCTTGAACAAGTTAGTACCAGTGATGGTCGTAACTTCGTCGAAGCCGTCAGTAGCGGCAACTACGTTGTTCGTAAGAGTGATGGTAGCAGTAGCTGCAGAAGCCGGAGTCGTGATCTGCGGAAGATCCGGAGTTTCAACCCAGCCAGCAGTTGCATACTTACCGATGGCGTTTTCGCCATAGAGCTTCATGAACACACCGTCGTTGGTGATGAACTTGTTGGAAACGGCCTTGCTGGAGATTTCAGCTTCGACATCCGGATCAAGGAAGCCGACGAGGTCAGAGCTGAGAGCAAGCTTGCGGAGCTTTGCCGTAGCCTTGCCGAGCACACCGTAGTCAGCGCCGTCGAGAGTAGCTGAAGTCTTCGGAGCGACCACAGCCATGAGGGCCTTGAAGATTTCGTTGTTGACGATCTTCTTTTCCTGAGAACGTGCGAGAGTCGTAGCCCACGGGCCAGCGATTTCTTGCTGGAAGGATTCTACGTCGCCAAGGCGCTGCCACGGGCCGAGTTCGGCGCTGACATTGTCGTTGTCGAGGTAGACAGCCGTTTCGATTTCAGTGATGTCGGACGGGTCAGCAACCACGCCGTTTACCACTTTCGGCTTGCCTGGGATGTAAAGGTTGTAGGACTTACCATACTTCTTGCCAGCAAATTCCGACTGGGACATCTTGGACACAGAAGCCTTGGTGAAAACACGAGCGTCAGCCACGTTAGCGGCAATCAGCTTGACTTTCTTGTTGTTCGAAAAGGAGTTACTTACGTTAGCTCCAACCTGACCATAAACTGCCATAATAATTTCCTCCGCCACGCTGTTCAAGCGTTACAACATGCGTGACAAATTTTGACTCGTCTTGAGTCTGTTAAACTTGTTTGGATTTGCTCTGTGCGTTCAGAACTGTGTCACGCATGTCTGGCTGAGCCGCCAGTTGGCGAAGGAATCGGATTAGCTATGTCCTATTCATTCATACTTAAAGTAGGGAACAACAAAAAAGACCACCTAGTAGGTGGCCTTTCTTGACATTTTTCGACACTTATCGGTGACGTCTTACGAAGTCGATTAGACTGGCGTCATCGCCGTACATGTCCGGAGCAGTCCTTACGCTGCCGCCAGCACCGGGCTTGCCAAGGTTCGGAATCTTCGGGGCCGTGGGCTGGACTGGTTCAGCCTTGCGGCTGGACAGTTCCTTGGCCAGTTCATGGCACTCGATCACGGCATCCATAGGATTGGCCGCAAGTCTCATGATACGGACAAACGATTCCTTGCTCTGCAGCATTTCGTTGAGCACGGCTGGGCCGTTCGGATTGCTGAAGATGTAGTCACGCACAGCCGGAGCTTCGTCCAGCACATCGGCCAAGCCATTGGCAACGCCTTTCTGGACAGTCTTCTCGAACTCGGCGTATCCATCACCGAACGTCTGTTTGGCATTGGTGTTGAAGTAGTCTGCCATCTGCTTCTGCTGTTCAGCGACCTCGGCATCGGCCTGGGCCTTTGCATCGGCTTCTGCCTTGGCCTTGGCATTGTCAGCATCGATCTGGGCCATGCGCTGGTCAACGCCACGCTGGGTCAAGTAGCCGATGTACTCATCGTCGGTCTCGAAGTCGTTGCGTGTCTTGACTGGCTCTTCCTTGGCCACGGACTTCTTGATTTCATCAATCTGTGCCTGGAATTCCTTGCGCATTTCTTCGCGCTGGGCATCCATCTCAGCCTTGTGCTTTTCCTTCATCTTGCCAAGCTGTCTCTGGAAGGCATGTTCCGCTTTTTGCTCCTTGGTCAGTTTGGAAAGGTCTGGCTTGGGCTGCGGTTCGGCTGGCTTGTCTTCGGCTGGCTTCGGTTCTTCCTCGGTCGGCTTGTCTTCTTCCGGCTTGCTCCAGTCCTTCGGCGGTTCGTTAGACCATTCCTCGGACGGCTTGGTCTCTTCCGGCTTCGGCTCTTCGGACGGAGTCTCCACTGGAGTTTCTTCTTGCTGCGGCTTTTCTTCGACAACAGCTTCAGCAGCAGCTGGTGTTTCTTCCTTGAATTCGTTCATCAAGTCTTCTGCGTAACTCATGGATCTCTCCTAGTTTTGTCATTTTCAATTTCGTATGCGGAACCGATCTGGTTGCCGTAAAAGTCCGTCTCAATCACTGCGCCTTCGAGGTCAACGTCCTCATGTTGACGTTTCAGTGCATTGGCTTTCATGATCTGGTCACGTATGGCACTGCGGCCACATTTCTTGAGGTACACAAGAACCTCCTTGGGTCTGCGGCTGAGGTCTACCTTGTTCGAATAGTTCACGACGGCGAGCAATACCTCGCTCTGGAAATCCACGTCTTGACTGAACGTGCGCCAGAGCTTTCCAGCTCGCACGGCTTCGGCAATGCTCCACTGGCTGATACTGTACAGCAAGTGCCCAAGCATGTCATCGACAGCTGCGTCAATGTTGTCAGCACGTTTCATTATCAGTGCTTCCTTGAGTGCATCTGCATAATCGTCGCCTAGTCTGTTCTCTAGCATGTGCTAATCTCTTGAGCTTCTTGGTAAATTACTCTATTTGCAGTTTATCGCATGCCTCTTGCGTACGTGCGTAGAATTCGGCCTCACTGACCGTGTCCTTGAAGTAATGTTCATACACCCAAGCCACGTTACAGATGGGAGGACGCTGCTCGTATATCTGACACAAATTGTCATCGCCGAGGAACTTGCACGAACCGTCAGGCTTTGCATAGTTGGCCATACTAGGTACTTCACCAACATGTCTACAACATTCACCGCACTTTGCACAAACCCATCTTGCCATATTCGTCCTATTTTGCTATATTGTGGTTATTGGTGTTCCTAGCTTCAATTTGGTGGCTTTCAACACCCTCGGCACTTCACCGACATCATCCCATCAAACTCCTTGCGTAGAGCCTTATCTTGGCCATGTCCTTTTCCGTATGCTGCTGCATCACCGGGTCGTCCAGCTCATACTTGCTCAGGCATGTCAAAGCCAGTGCGTCTGCAATGTCGGTAGACATCTTCAATGCAGCTCGCAAGTCTTCCTTCTTGGTGAGCAGCAGTCTTCCTTGGTTGTTGTGGAGCCAGCCTATGGCACAGAGTTGTCGCTTCAGTTCCGGTGACAGATCGAAGCCGTCGCAGTAAAGACCGTGCTTGATATGCCACGCAAGGTTGAAGTACATCTCGGAACGGACATTGGCGTACTTGTCCTTGTTCAGTTCCGATGCAGCCCTTGCGAAGTTCACTTGTTCACATGGCAGCTCATACTTGAGAATGTTGTACTCATAGTCCGAAAATGCTGCGTCCATGTTGAGCTCGTCTATATGCAACGCCTTGTTGCTTTCACGAATGCGACGCACTGTCTCCTCATGGTCTATGCTGTTCAGCTTCCACATCTCTAGTATTTCATTGCCGCGCCTCTTGACAAAGGCAGTGGCGTCCCTTTCCACGCCTTCGGCGCAGTCGAGCCCAGCAATGACACGGCTGTCCGTGGTAGGGGCTGGCTGCTTGGGGAAATCGCCAAGGTGTACAATGGCTGAACCGCCGAGATCTGTGATGACCTCGCCGAGGATTTCGGAACGGTACATCACATCGTCTTGGATGTTGCTGACAATGAGCTTGAATTGTTCATCACTGATGAATGTGTTGTCGCGTGTAACGGCTCGGATGACTTCCCAGTCGCATTCCGGATCTGCGAACATGACATTCCATAGTGAGCCAGGGCGAGGCGTGGTTGCTCCGATGATGCGCGGGTTTGCAACCTTCGGGCCACGCATGACTGGGCCCCAGATCGCGAAGATATCCATATCACTAAGAAAGAGCTCGTCCAAAATCATGAGCTCCACATTGCTGTAACCACGGACGGCCTCCTTGGCCGCGTAAGTGCCGAAGTAGACGTGGGCATCGCCGAACGTCATCATCATTGGCGATTCACGCCATACGATCTTGTCATAGATGCCCCAGTCGTTGGCCATGGCCTTGATTTCTGCGAACAACGTGTCGTGCAGTGTATCGTAACGCTGCCCACCGAGCAAGACATTCTTGCCCTGAAGAAGCGTGAGCAAGGCCATGACAGCACAGATGTAGGATTTTCCGGCACCTCGACCGCACAAGAGCAAGGACTTCCTAGCCTTGCTCTTCATTAGCTTGATCTGATGCGGTAATAGCTTCAGATCTATCTTCATCCTAAACTCCTGAAATGGAGACTTCCAGCTTGGAGTCAACCTTGGCGTCGGACTTGACTTCCATCTTGGTCACGGCGTCTTCGGACTGGTCATGAGTAAGACCAACGATCTTGAGGCCAGTCTCAACCAACTTCATCAAGTCAGCGTCCTTGGTCTTGATAGCCTTTACGTACAAGTCACCGATCTTGGCATCTTGAATGGCAGCGTCAAGCAACTGTGCTCGCATTTGCTTACGCAGATTACGAGCACGTACAGACGCTTCTTGGGCCTGTTTGGCATTAAGCGGAGTAAAAACCTGTGCATTTGGCACACGTTTCTTTTTTCCGCCATTCGCATCGCTATCACACATGTCCGCCTCCCATCCGAATCATTACCAGCTCCTTCAGAATGCACTTCAATGTCGCGTCGATGTCGCCCTTGCTTATCCATGAGTAGAGTCTGGTGTATTCTTCATCCGCAGTCGGCTTCACTGGCTCGACCTTGACTGGCTCAGACTCGTACAAAGGGCGCACTGGTTCCTTGTCATACGGCGCGTCTGTTATCGCTGGCTCTTGTTTGACAGTCTTTTTGACATTCTTTGACATAAATCTCTCCGGTTATCAATCTCGAAAGTAGGGTTCTGCACCTACTTTTGTTACGCCAATCTTACGACGATTTCGCAAGACGTAGCCGAGAGAGGCCCGTCGATCTTGCTGATGATACGTGCTGCCAGTTCCTTGGATATGGGAGTCACGACCTTGTCTACGTAGTCTTCCAAGCCCATGATGTCGTGTACAAGCTCAGTAAGGCTGAACAGTTCCATGGCCCTGAAGGTGCTTGACTCCGTGACGCCTTGGTAGGTACAGACAACCTCGTAGTTCTGGCCCTTGGTCTTGTGTGCGAAATCGAGCATTTCCTCGGCAATGGCATAGCGGAGGTCATCTGCGGCGAATGCGTCGCTGTATTCCTGGTTACGCATTGCCATCATCTTTGCGATGTGCTTGAGAAGGATTGTGGCGTCGTTGCAGTTGTTGACGATGTCGAAAAAGGTATGTATGGTCTTCTGCATAGTTATCTCCTGATGCAGAAGAAATTACTTCAAAATGTACCCGACTTGTACCCAGCCGTCATCTAGGCCGCACCATTGCTATAAATGGTGTTGACTATTGTTATAACTAAGAGTTAATTTTTGCCGAAATTTCGCGAATTTCGCCAGTCATACTCCTCCAGAAGTGTTATATTTGTACCCAAACCAGCACCCAAGGAGTTGAAATGCTAAAAATATCGTACACCATCTGGGCAAAGCACGGCCAGAACCTGTACTGCCGTGTCCGTCAAGCGGGGCAGAAGCCTCTGGACATAAACCTACACACGACAGACATGGCCAAGGCCGAGGCTTTCGCCAAGCTGAGGCGAGCCGAACTTGAGCTGTACAACTCCTACCTACTGGCCGGAGAGGAGGTTCCGCCAGACGTCGCGGCGAAGTTACTACGAAGGGGCAGCCCCGCAATTGCACAGAAAGGCCCTTCCAAGGCCCTGCAGACGTTGAGGGTATGCTTGGATGGGTTCGAGCTAGATTTGCGCCGTAGGGGCCAGCGTGAGCGAACCATAGCCACGTACTGCAAGTCGGTCAAGCAGACCGTGCCTCTGGACTTGACCGTGGCGGACTTCACCAGGGCCAACGTACGTACATGGCTGGCGAAGCACGACAGGCTCAAGACGGCCACGCGCAAGTCCTACTCGGTCGCTACGAGGGAGTTCTGCAAGTACTTGATAAACGACCACGGCCTAGACCAGTCCGTACTGAACGACTGGCCCATGGTGAAGGTGCAGCAAGAGGAGAAGGGCTGGTGGAAGCTCCAGGAGATGTACCACATCATCGAGGCCATAGAGTGCCGCGACAAGGTCATGGAACAGCAGATGAAGACTTACTGCTGGGTCATGGCGACGTGCGGGTCGCGTCAAGGCGAGACATACGAGCTTCGGTGGTCGGACTTCCACGACGGGGTTCTGACATTCAGGGCCGAGACCACGAAGTCGAACCATACGAGAAGGGTTCCGCTCGACATGCGCGTGGCCAAGATGCTTCTGAGGTTGCCGAGGCACGGCCAGCGCATTTTCGACGCATTGCCGGACTCGCAAGCTGGGCGTTACGCCATACTCGCGAGGGCGGTAAAGCAGTGCAATGCCCCACACGGCGGCCTACATACGTTCAGACACAGCGCCAGCATGATACTGTACAGCAAGTGCTCGGACATCAAGGCCGTGTCGCAGATGCTCGGCCACAGTCCGGAGACGGCTCTGAAGTACTACCAGGCCAGCCGCCAGTCGGACGAGCTACGCTCCACCGTCGAGAGCGCGTTCGGTGACGAGAACATGATCCCTTCGGCCATGGACGAACTGATCAAGGCGGGGCTGATCTAGGTTATTCTGTTACTTTGTCTGGTTTTTGCCGCAGTTTTGCATTTTAGCGCCAGAAAAAAAGGAGTAGCAACTACTGCTGCTCCAATAAATAAAGGTATATATATAATATTTCTCTTTTGGTACTTTTCTCTTTGCTTTTTTGTTAGTTTGTATGGTTTTTGCCGCAAAACTGCAAAAACATGCCCTACCTAAAATGAGTAGCAGTAGTTACTACTGCCCCAATAAATAAAGTATTATATATATTTTCTCTTTGGTACTTTCTCTTTTGTTGTACCATACACTCACATACAAACTAAACAGGACTAGCGGTGCCAGTCCGATTTTTGATGGGTGTATGGTAGCTTGCAATTCAAATTTGGTGTTTTTATATTAAGGCCATCATCGAGGACGGCCCGTGCCGTGATTGGACGGTCGGAGTCGCCATGGAGACCTTAGTTCCGCTTTAGAGAAGAGTAAAGTAATTTACCGAACACAGAGATGGTGCGATCTGGCGCACGCTTCGGAAAAAGTATGCTGCCACCATTTCTACCAAGACTTTCAAATATCGCAAATACAGGTTGTGATCGACAATAGTCCGCAATGTAGGATTTTCCGAAGCATGCGGTGTCGGGTTGGGACCTGTATTCCCAAGAAAACCCGGCACCGCTTTTTTTGTGCCAAAGGAATGCCATGACCAAGTATGAAATGTTCAAGCCCTACCGTGAGCTCTTGCTGAAGGAGTTCAACAACGTCCTCGCCGCAGCATACAATGCCGAGGAGGAAGTCCTCAACGCCAACCAGTACTGGAAATCCAGCGACACGCTGAACCGTCTGCTGATCTCCATCCGCAGAAGCAAGCAGAGACTCGACCGCAAGTACGCCGAGATAAGCGAGGAAATCAGGAAGGCCGAGGCCAATGAGCCAAAGGCCGCCGAAGTCGACACGGCGCAGATGGACAGGTTCGAAAGGCGAGAGGAACTGATGAACCCAGACCCCTTCGATAAGGGCAACTGGAACAAGATTTAATTATGAAAGGAGATAGAATAGGATGGAAAACTTCGTACGTTTTTTCACCAAGAACTACAGCATCAACCAGAAAGGCGAGGTCGTCAAGTCCAACGGCCACCGCGTTTCGATCCACGACGTATTCAAGGCTTACCGCGATGCCCAGGAGAACGCTGGCAACGAGGTGAATCTCAAGGAAGGCGATGTCGCCCAGTACGTCTCGGACAACACGCCAGCCACGCCGCCGAAGCCAGTCTTCGACCTCCGCAGCTTCATCGAGAGCTACATCACCGAGTTCGCCAGCGACAAGAAGCCAGCCCAGCAGAAGTGGAAGATCGGCCCAGCATGGCGCACCATCGAGCGCATCACCAACGGAATCCCAACGCCTTCCGACCTCAGCGAGCTTCAGAACGCTGTACGCGCATACGCCATCGACCAGAGCCTCGGAAAGCAAGCCAAGATGGACGATATCCGCTGCATCCTCACCGACATGGCCGTGAACGCCAACGGAAAGCGCGTGGTCGCCATCGTGGAGAAGATCAAGCACGACCCGGAATCCCTCGGCATCGCCAAGGAAACGCTGAAGAAGCTCCACGACTTCTGGAAGATCAGCCAGAGCTTCGACGTGTTCTTCACCCTCGTCATGCACTGGATGTGGCAAGTCAAGCGCAAGCTCCTCGGTCGCGAGACCATCTGGGCGCTGTGGATCAACTTCTTCGGTGGCACGGCAATCGGCAAGACCAGCTTCCTCAACGCTCTCTCCGAGCCGTTCGATGACTTCGCGCTGTCCACGTCCATCAGCAAGCTCCTCGACGAGGAACGCCAGATGCTGAAGCTCACGGCTTCCTACATTATCAACCTCGACGAACTCTCCGTCAACAACCGCGAATCGCTCTATTCCGACAAGGAAGGGCAGCTTGGCCGTGACCAGCAAGCGACATTGAAGTCCTTGCTCACTCAGGTCAAGATGCAGACCCGCGTCATGGGCGGACAGCGCCAGACCACTCGTAGGCTCACATTCTCTTGCTGCTCCTCGGCAAACGAACACCTCTACGACATCATCTACGACGAGAAGACCATGCGCCGCTACTTCGAGTTCGACTGCGGCGTGGACAAGGTCGAGGACTTCTCCGCCATGGACGAGATCAAGACCCACATTCTCGACCTCTGGAAGGCCGTGGACGAAAGCCTCGAAGAAGGCTACTGGAACCCGAAGTGCCCGGTGTGGGAGGAAATAGCCTCCGAACAGGCCACGTACTATCCGACCAACACGACTACTGGCATGTGGATCGAGGACGCCCACGTCGTAGCTGGTACGAGGGAAGACCATGAGGACATGCAGGGCCTTTACGACGAGTACAAGGACTACTGCAAGGAACGCGGACACATGAACAAGTCCTACAAGAAGTGGTCTGTCGACATCGAGCACCTTATCCGTGGTTCCAAGCAAGCCAACCACATCTACATCAAGATCATGCCGGAGGCGTAATGCGTATCGCGGTAGACTGCGAATTCAGTTTCGACGCGGACAACGAGTTCTTCCTTGTCTGCGCCGCCGTCACCGAGGAAGGCGGCGAAACGCATACCTGGTGGTACGACGAGCTTGAAAAGCTTACGGAATACTTACTGTCGCACAAGGGCGACACCTTCGTAGCGCACAACGTCGAGACCGCCGAAGGCTACATGTTCCAGTCGCTTGGCTTGCGCCCTACCAAGTTCCGCTGGCACGACACGCTCATGATGAGCCGCGTGGTACACAACAAGTGCGCCGAGACCCACTTGAAGCACGGTCTTGCAGACTGCCTTGCGCGTGAGCACATCAAGAAGCTGGACAAGGATCAGAAGCACGAAGACCAGTCCTTGTGCATCTGGAAACAGGACTGCTCTTGGGAGGCGCACCTTGCCAAGCTCGAAGCCAGCAAGGATCACTTGCTTGAGTACTGCCTATCCGATACCGCGTACTTGCTGAAGCTCGACTCCGTTCTGGACAAGAGCATGGCCAAGCGGCTTAACCATGTGCTGGACAAGGCCAAGCCGCTTGAGGCGTCTCGTAGGTCGCACTACTTCGGGTTCCTCTCCGCCATCGCCTCGGAGATCTCATGGAACGGCATACCGCTGGATCGCGAGCGCGTGAAGAGGCTGCTCACCAATGCGCCGACTGCGATGTCCCATGCGCAGATGGCCTTCAACAGGCTGTACAAGGATTCATTCCGCGAGAGCAAGGGCAAGCTGACCAAGAACGTTGCGAAGTGTCGCGAGTACGCCGCAGAGGTCTACGGCGCGGATCCTCCGCTGACTAGCTCCGGACAGATCTCGCTCGCCTCGGCCAATACCAAGAACCACAAGGACTTGGATGACTTTCTCGGCGACTACTACAACCTCGACAAGAAATGCCGCGCCCTCGCCAGCTTCTCCAAGAAGTCACGCGAGAAGAACTGGCTAGGCATGTACTTGCCCAAGCGCGGAGTAGTAAGGCCGAGAATCAACATGCTCGGTACACAGACTGGCCGATGCGGCAGCAAGCCTTCCACTGGCTTCATCTACACTATGGGCAAGGCTTTCAGAGGGCTTATCAATCCGCCAGAGGGATATGTCATCGTCGAACTCGACTTCCATTCCGAGGAGATCGGATGCCAGGCATATCTGTCCGGTGACAAGACCATGGCTGAAATGTACGAAGGCCCAGACTACTACACTTCAATCGCACAGAGGCTTGACCCTACCGTAAAGGACAAGCATGACCCAAAGCGTAAGAAGTACAAGGTCATCTCGCTCATGTCCAACTACGGCTGCGGAGCTGCACACCTTGCCGAGATTGCTGGCATCCCTGAGTCGGAAGCTAGAGGTACACTCAAGGATCTCAAGGCGATGTTCAAGACGTACTGGAAGTATGTCGGAAAGTGCCTGGACAAGTGCGGAGAAGGTTCAAGCATCGCATTCTCCGACGGATTCCGTATCAAGAACGCCGGAGGCAAGGTCACAAGCCTTGGCAACTGGCCATTCCAAGGTGTCGGTGCGCTTATCCTCCGCAAGCTCCTCATAGAGCTGTACAAGGCAAATATCCGTGTCGTAGCTCCCATCCACGATGCCATCGCCTTCATGTGCAAGGAGTCGGAATGGAAGGATGTCTCGGACAAGGTCGCACAGATCATGCGTGACGTGTCCGAGGAATGCCTCGGTACGCTTGTCGATGTCGGAGACCCAGAAGTGACATACCATGACATCGTGAACTGCCACTCCGAATTCTCCACTCGCGAGCAGTACGCCTCCGAGGCACCGAACAAGTACCAAGAGGAATTCCAGACTTACATGATGCAAGGCGTACCGTCGGCCAACGATGCAGACTATAGTAATTTGTACGTTGATGAAGAATGGAAGGCTGCCAATGAGTAAGTTCCTTGAACACCTTGTCCTTGCCGCTGCCAGCTCCGCCTTCGCGTATTTCGCATGGTGGACATGGCACGACATCAAGCGCGAGAAGCGCCCGGAAGTCACAGAAGAAATGATCGACGATGCCTTCAACCAGATGCTCGAAGATCATTCGTTTGAACCTGATTAACTTGTCCGTAAAATATCACACAACTTATATGTTAAAAACTATTTACAAACTATGAGCGTGTGGGATAATGGACGATTCGGACACTTTAATCTAATTTACTAACCGTTAACAGAAATGCCAATAAAACTAAAGAGGTTAATCATGGCAGAAGCAACAAACAACGAATTCATGACCGCGAAGCCGTCCGAAGGCGGCGAATTTGAACTCCTCGAAACTGGTGCCTACTCCGGAGTCTGTGTGGGCCTTACCAAGCGAGAATTCAAGAAGTTTAAGAGCGAAGATACGGAACCCAAGTTCCAGTTCATCTTCCAAGTCGTTGATGGCGACACGAAGCATTACCTGCGTACCTTGCCGTACCGCAATGTCATCAACGAAAAGTCCAACCTTTTCCAGTTCCTCAATTCTTGGCTCGGCGTTAGCCTCGAAAAGGCATCCGATGGCATCGACCTCGGCAAGTGTGTCGGCCTCAAGGCCCAGATCGTCGTGGATGTTCAGGAACGTGACGGCAAGTCCTACAACGTCATTTCCAATGTCCTCAAGGCCAAGAAGAATGACCCAGTCCAGTTCGTCGCAGACGATGCTGCCCCAGCATTCTTGAACAAGGGCCCATTCATCTGCTCTCGCTGGATGGACGGTCTCAAGTTCGCCGAAGCCGAACAGTCCGCTGATTTCTCTGACGATGACCTCGTCAAGGAAGCCGAAGCAAAGAAGGGCTCGGCAATCAAGAAGGTCGACGGCAAGGACTTCATCGAGAATAAGGACGAAGATTCCGAACTCCCGTTCTAGCCAATTTGTCGACCGCCCAGACCGACTCGAAATAGACTGGGCCCTTGGATGGTTTTTTCTTTGTGGTTTAACCTGGGCTTGGCTCGCAAGGGCCAATCCTAGAAGGCGCAAGGGTTTGGTTTTAACGATCAATACACTGTTTTCCTTTGCTCCTTCTAGGGTTTCTGCCTTCGGTGTTCTTGATTTCTATTAAGTGATCATCCACATTTCCTTATAGATAAGCAATTCCTATAGATAAGTAACAAGCGGCTCCGTAAGGGGCCGCTTTCCCGTTTCCTAAAATTTACTTGTACATACCCCTGCCAGTCCTCGCATTTCCCGCTATATTGCGGCTCATGCTTAATACGAAAAGAATACGCGAAATACTGACACAGCACGACTTGAAACCTCACGAAGTCGATGACATTGCACGGTACTGCGAGACCGTGCAATACGAGATTACAGAGGATGAGGTTCAAGCATTGGCCTTGTTCTTCAAGTACCACTTGCGCTGATATTCCTTTATCTTTTGGCGATTCTGCGCACGGTACTCAGCCGCGTATGCCCTTGCACTCTCCTTGTGTCTCTGGTAGTAGGCTCGATTGTACTCGCGCTGTGCTTCCTTCTTGTCGTTGGTAGATTCGAAGCGTGGCCTGCCAGCCTTGGCATTGGCCTTCTTGAGCCGCTGTCGCGGTCGCTTGCAGATCAGGGCAATCTCAGACTCGCTGTAGTTGCGCTTGACAAAATCGTCATAGCTCAGCACGTCATGGACTCCGTACAAGAGACAGTCCTCGCAATACTGGTCGTATGCCTTGTGCGTTTCTTCGCGCAAGACCCTAGTCCTATCGCCTTGCCTTTCAAATTCGTTCCAGCGCCGCTTCTCGAACCTTTCAGAGTAATCGGAATCGGTCATTAGCCTTGCTACTTTGTGCGAAGCCAAGGAATCGAACAAGGTAAGCGAACCGTTCTCGGAGTTGACTACGGAGCCATTTCCGTCCAGATGGTTGTAGCGCTGTCTAATATCTTGTAGCCATTTATCCACAACATGCTGTGCAATGCTGTAGCAAGCTGAGCGAACGTTTAAGTAAAAGCTATAACGACGATTGTATTCGCTATTCTTGACCATGTCTCGAAGCCTATTGTACGTGGCGATCTGCACCATGGTTTCTAGGTCGGCCATGTCGCCGTAATCGTAAGAGAATAGCTTGAAGCTGGTCAGTTGTATAAGCGTGACTATTTTAATGACTCGCCAGCAGTTCTCCATCGGTGTCTGCTTTGGGTCAAGCAGAATCCTTTGCTTGCCTATGTTGCACCGTTCTGGCCAGTACACGGTCTGGCCATGGACTGTTCTTTTATACGGCATTATTGGGCCTCCATTCTGTGTGTACCTTGTTCACATTGCAGTGCAACGGATCGTCAGCCGAGTACGGAAATCCGTACCAGCTCTTGGACAAACTAACAGCCTTGCGTATGACCTCAGCCTTGAATGAGCTGTACGCGGCCATGTCGCGTAGCCACAGCTTCAAGAACAAGTTTGTGTCATAGAATGACAGTGACTGGCCATAGCCAAGACAGTCGTGCAGCCACCAACCAGCCCGCTCCTCGAACGTGCCAAGGTTAGGCACATACCAGTCAATAATTGCTGGGCCGCTGCGACCGTCGAACTGGAAACCAGGCTCTGTACGTGCTATAAGTGTACCGACATCGGTGACCGCGTGAATTTCCACTGGACGTATCAAGGAATAGCGACGCTGCTTATTCGGCTTTATGTCGAACAGCGTCGATGCCCCAGTGATACATCTGAAACTGTAGATCGCTTTCATCATACCAAGTCGAAGGCTATCTGGTTGATTCCAGTGCCCCATGTGTCAACGTAACGGTTCATGCACTGCTCGGATTCGAGGATACGGCCTTCCTTGAGCAAGAATTCCCAGCCCTGACCAACGACCTTGTTGTACGTGTCGCGATCCTTGAGCATGCGGAGCTTCTCGTCCAGCTGTTCCACTGTAGCGCCTTGCGGCACACGGCAGATTTCTGGAGTCTTCTCGTACGGAGAATCGGGGAACACGCTGCCAAGGAATGCAGAGCTACATACGGCTGCTTCCACATAACGTAAGTCGCTGCGGCAACGGTTGATCTCGTTGGGTACGAGAGGAGCGATGACCAAGTCTGGCCTGAGACGGCATACAAGGCCAGCATAGCGGTTAGGAGTCACCCAAGGCACTGACCGCACCTTGTCTTGAATGTCGTTCCATAGAGGAGTTGGGTTGCCCATCTGCGTGACACGCAAGTCACCTTCCTTGACATGCTTGATGACCCATTCCTTCCACTCTGCTGAACCGTAGTCGCCAAGTTCCTCGGCAACGTCCTCGCCCTTCTCGTTCTTGTGCGCCGGATGATAGTGCTGCGGACACTGCGTAAGGACGAGATGGAGCTGCTTCAAATCTTGCTGCAGCGGTGGACGGCGTTCGATGTTCCACTCGCCACGCGCAACCGCGTTCGGAATGACAACGACATTGCTTACGCCGTGCTTGAGGAACTTGTTCGCAAGGTACTGGTTCGTGGTAGTCACGACATCGCAGAGCTTCAAGGCTTCTACTGTCGACTGGTTATGCTTTTCGTCCCAAGTCTTGGTAGCAATAGCATCGAAGTCAGAGTCACCTTCCTTGATGCTGTCCTTGTCGTTGAAGCAGTTGTCATCGAAGTCGTTGATGATCTTGAAGTTGAACTTGGACTGAGCCGCCTTGAGCTGCTTTATCAGCTCCAAGCCTTGCCAGCCAGCACATGACTTGAGCACGATCGAGCGTGTGGCACCGAGGATACCAGGCTCCATCAATGGCGAAGGCACTTCGATACAGTGGAGGCCGATGCCTTCGAACCAGTTCAAGGTGAAGGCTGGCTTGGAAGCCCTGTAGTAACGGCAACCGCTGCCACCGCTTGTGACAACTTGTACGAAAGGCTTCTGTGGATTGAGATCTGCTTTCATTTATAGACTCCAGTTGAAAAATCGTTTGGCTGGCTCGTAGCACAGCAATAAGGACTTGATGTTGGTGACTTACACGGAGCATAGCTATGCCTAGTCGTGTATGACGGTTCCTCACGTTCGTATTCTTTGTATGCATTGCTTGCCATCTGACAAGCAAGCAGGGCTGCTGCAATTCCGCCACCTACCATTAGTGAAACTCCGATTGTTTAATGACGGGGAATGACACATGCTGTTTCCAGTACGCAAGAAACTTTGTACGGAATTCGTTGAACTCCGCCGGATTGAATGTGCCTTGTGAGTCATGCTTGCACTGGACATCGACTACTGCGACGTTGCGACCCATGGCAAGGCACTGCAGACAAGCGTCGACGTCGTAGCCGAAGCGCCAGTGGTATTCATGCGGTTCGTAAGCCTTGATGAATGCCTTGTCGAAGACCATGAAGCATCCGTCAACGGATACGAGGTCTGGTCTGTAACCAGGGCCGTCAAGCATAGGGTATTCGCCGCCCTTGCCGTCGCCTTGAATGATAGCGCCGACCGTTACGATGTTGCGCTGCGGTTGCCACCACTGCACTGAATCGAATAGGCATAGCGTACCTATGAGTCCAGCCACGCCTACGTTGTCTATACGCATGCGTTCGCACTGGGCTGGGATCAGCTCAGGCGTACGTACAATGAGGTCATCGTGGTGGAATACTGCGTAGTCGAAGTCGTAGTCCTTGAGCATGCCGATCTTGCTCGCCAAGGTCTGGTGAGTGTCATCGTTCTCTAGGTAGATTACGCCTTCCTTCGGTCTCTCCGGCTTCTTGATAACCGGAATAAATTCTTGTATCTTCATGCCATTGAAATTACTTCATTTCAACAACAGTTTATCAGTGCCCCCAAGTTCCATCATGAGGGTCGAAAAAGATGAAGCCGAGCGCGACAACTATGGCGATAAACAGCAAGGTCATTATTTCTTGAGATCCTTTATTGCGTCGACCAATGTGTTCAGCTGTACGTTAGTGACTGCCAGAGTCGAATTAAGCGTATTGATTTGCTTCTGCAGATCCTCGATAAGAACATCCCGATGCTGTGCGTTGTCCTTCAGGATCCCGATCTCCCAAGTGGCCTTCTGGACGGCGTCGTGAAGCTCAAGCGAGTCCTTGTCCCTAGTCGCCTTCGTTTCAGCACGATCTGCCTTCTGCTTGGATATATCTTGCCAGACCTTGACCAAACCAGCCAAGTTTGTAAGAAGAAGCACCAAGGCCCCGATAAGTGCAGCCCATAGTTCAGTTGTCATTATCGCCCCCATGCTGACATCATCATTCGCGTTCCGCTGATCCTATACACTTGGCTACCACCACCGATAAATTCGTAATTGATCTTCGGAGTATAGTTGTACAAGGATGGGCACGAACTCGGAAGAGCCGACCATGCGGACACGGCAGGGTCGACAGTCAATGCGGATACCGTTACTCGCGATGACCACGTTAGATTGGACAACGAGGCTTGACTAACGACTGAAGAACCAGTAAAGGTTCCACCCGTCGAATCGTTGGCTGTATAGCGAATGCACTCCGGCCAGTTTCCCTTTCCGTACAGCGAAAACTGTGCAGAGTACGCATAGTACTTTACCTCAGTAGGATACCATATCGTCCTAGTGGTAGTGCGCAGCTCAAAATCATCAGGGAAAAACCCATAGTCGCCAGTAAGGGCATAGTAAGTCAACGGCACGACTGCAGAATTGTAAGCAAGCGTAATCGGGTTGATTTCGGCACCAGAAGGGATGATGTGCGTATCAATCGTGGAACTGATGGCGGACTCTCCCGGCGGAGCATACTCGTCTACAGGTACTTCGACAAGCTCCCAGTCTCCGCTCATGGTTCCGCTGCGCCCATACATATCACCTAGTACGCGAGGCTGAAGCCGTGCAAAGAAGCTGGAGTATGCGTTATTTCTGGGGACGAAATAGCCGATACGGCCCATAATGTTTCCGCTAGTGTATGGATTTCCAGTAACGTATGCGCTATGTATGGTCTTTAACCAACCAGAATTGTAGATCAAAAACCTCTTGTAGCCAGATTGATCTCCTATGGTGCTTTCTGGGTCGCCTTGTATAGGCAGCGTTCTGTAGAAAGGCGCTTGCTCGACACCCCAATAGGCAGACAGACCAGACATCGGCGCAAAGTAGCTTGAACCATCGGCATAGGGAACCCATTCTGGGTAGCCGTATATAGTCTCGCCGTCGGTAGAATAGTTAAGCACACGCGATATTGATGCGGCCATCTGCTTGTCGTACTGACTTGCAGTAGACCATGTCAATGAGTACATGGCCAAGTTCGTGTCTGGAACCGGAACCACCTTAATGTAGTATCCGCCAGATTCGAACGCAGAATTTCCACTTCCAATAACCATATTAAATATACCCCGTTGCTGTAACTGTGTAGTGTGATTGCGAGAGATCTAAAGGGTTCCAGTCTGGGTAGCCTACGATGCCAACATTGAGGGTTACAGACTGGTTTTTCATCTGGTACGGATAGCCACTTGATAGAGTAACCCACTGTGTAAATGTCGAGGATCCCGCTACCGGAGCGGTGTATAGTGCTGAAGCGGATGCCGAAGCAGAAGCAGACACTGTGCCGAAGTTTCCAGATTGTTGAACAAGGCCAGATATGCGGTCACCTGGGTACAAATTACGACCGTCCCACCAACCTGGGTCTCCGCTTTGTACAAACTTACCAGACCATGGGCCATAATGATTAGCCGACAGATTGGAGTTGATGTTCCTCGAATACGACGCACCAGCCACGATATAAGAGCTCCTGTTTTCTCCAAGCCAGTCATAGGTTACAGCTGTCAAAATAAGCGAAGCCGTTCCGCTCTTGTCATACCTATTAGCACTTGCCGAATATTCAGCGGTGAAAGGAGCGCCGTATTGATTAAAGTCCCAACGGATTTCGACATCCCCAGTCATGATACCAGTGGCAGAGTAGAACTTGTTCAGCTCCTTAGCGCTTATAGAAGCAGACGAGATTAACCCAGTACTGCTTAATGCGCTGAATCCATTTAAACTGTATGTGGACAGGGCATACTTTCCTGTGATATTCGTAACGACAACCTTACAACCTATAGGTATAGAGAATGTCTTGTGTGTGGTTCCAGCCATCCATGATACTAGAGTATCACCACTATACCAGCTCACATTGTAGTAAGCGCCGTTATAAGGCGTTATGTCAAAAGTCGCCTTCGGTATAGACGGCCATACGGTCACGCCATTGCATATAACGGCTGCAACTGTATTTCCGTTGTAAAGGATGTCTTGCGCAGAACGTAAATCCATTATGCATTCCCCGTGACGATGTAGACAATATTAGTGCCAGTTGCCAGAGCGGACGCGGAAACGATCTGGATTCTCGGATCGAAGAACGCAGAGTTGTTCACTGAGGACACGGTTCCGCTTGGCCCAGCAGACAATGAGCTAGGCGCAAGATAGTTTGCGCTGTCAATGCTTACCACGATCGCATTAGCGACTTCAGAAGTAGACAGCGGAGAGGCAAACGCGATGTTGATGGTGTTTACACCCAACACGCTTGAATGCAGACCGTTACCAGTCATGGTCGAGTCAGTCTCTACACCAGTGAACAAGCCGCCGGATGCAGAAGCTGGCAAGAAATCGGACGAGGCAGATGCATCCATCTTGCTCGACAATGCGCTGTTGTAAGCATAGTCACCGCTAGGCTGGTATGCGGACATGCCAGACTTCTCTTGGTATTCAGACAAGTCTACTCCAGTGATAAATCCAGACGGATTAGATGTGGAGTAGAAGTCGGAAGACGCAGAAGCGTCCAGCTTGCTGCTCAGGGCAGAAGCGTCCGCATAATCACCACTGGGAGCGAATTGACCACTCGCAGACTCAGGGATGTAAGATGATAGCGAAGACTCATAGGCGTAATCCCCAGAAGGTGCGAACAAACTAGAAGACGAAGCGTCCAGTTTCGAAGAAAGCGAACTGTTGTATGCATAATCACCCGACGGAGCGAACATTCCGGATGCACTTTGTTCGATATAGGTTCCGGTAAGGCCAGAAACCGTCGAACTGATGCTCGAAATGTTGTTTGTAACTTCACTTGTAAATGAACTGTATGAGCTCTCGAAGACGTAATCGCCCGATGGAGCAAAGTTGCTAGATGCGGATGCGTCAAGCTTGCTGGAAAGGGCAGATTCCTTGGCGTAGTCGGTCAAATCCGACGTCGTGATGAACCCGGACGGGTTTGTAGCGCTGTAATAATCACCACTTGGTTGGTAGTCCCCGCTTGGCTGGAACATGCTGGAAGCCGTTGCGTCAAGCTTGGCCGACACGACTGCGGACATGGCTGAGCAGCACTCGTCCACTGCGGACTGGTCGGCCTTGCTGCTGACCATGGAAGACACGATAGAAGACACCACGGACGATTCGACGCCGCCAGCCAATGCACTGCCAGAAATGCCAGAGATGGCACCGCTGGGGTTGTATTCCAGACCGGAATAAGGTATGTACGCGCTCATGTTGGCGCTGTTGCCCAAGTCAAGTAATTCACCGATGCTGAGTATTTCTGGCATAATAAATCCTCTTTTCAATCCGAAAGTAGGTCTGGGACTTGCCCAGACCTACCTATCAGATGTATCTATGCCGTTAGACTGGCACTGGGTTCGCACCGTCCGTCCAGATGTCAGCCGTGGCAATGTACCACATGGTCGCGGACTCGCCCGGATTGATGTTTGCGGTGTTTCCGTGGAACGAGTCGGTCTTCACGTTTGCCGATGCTGCGGAACACAAGTTAACGAAGTCAAGACGAGCATCCGCCGTGAGCCCTGTCGGATAGATTTCCAAGTCGAACGTGTGTACAGCCGCGCCAGTTTCGTGAAACAGATAAGTGAAGTAATGCTGTTGCGGAACGGCGACGAAGGCACCAGCCTTGTTGATACCGTATGTGGCAGTGCCATTCGGTCTCGACTGGAAGCCGTACAGCGTCTGGTCTGGAAGGCCGCTCATCTTGACGGTACGTGCAGCCCAGTTTCCAGCGCCCTCGTTGTACTGCGATGCCGCTGTCACTTGATTGCCACCGAAGCCAGTAGACAACGAGTTGCCAGATTCAGACCAGTTGCCAGCAGAGTAGCTGTTCCAGCGCTGGATCGACGCCGTGTCCACCACTTCCGAAGAATAGTTCGGATAAGCGCCAACCGTGAATTTCAAGCTGGTGCTGTTCAGCTTTACCTCGGTGTTGTTTACCGCGTCCTCGAAGCGGTAACCGTCATCCTGAAGCGTGATTACGCTTGATGCACTGCCAGTCGTGTTGTAACCAGTCATGCGCATTCCGTACTCGTTGAACACAGTCTTGGCCTCTGGTCGGCTGTTGTCCTTGTCGTAGGAGCTGAACACAAGGTCACGGCTGGTGAGCGCGTAGAAGTAGTCGCTGTGCAATCCTTCGAACTTGCCGGAGCATGCGGTAACACCGAGAGGATAACCGCTGGTTCCGTTGCCACTAAGGCCGTAGTTGATGCTCAGACTGTCCAGCTTTCCGTTCCAGTAAGCGATGCTGGAATGGTTGATTACGGCTGAGTCGCCCGGCGTGTACAGGGTGATACTCGGATAGCGCAAGACGGAGGTGCCGTTGTAGTAGCCGACGTCTTGCCACATGCCGTTACCAGTGTCGCCCGTTCCCTGATAGCGGTGCGCGGAGAGCCAGTTGTCATCGTACATGTTGCTGCCGAAGTTGCCCACGCCACGGATGCCGCCAACAGAGAAGGAAGCAGACTCGTCGCCCCAGCCCGGAAGCGGAACGTCATAGGTGACTCCCTGAACGCCGTAATCCGCATAGGCCGTAGAACCGCCCATGTCCGCCCTCACGCGGAAGCCGGATGCCCTTGCCGTGGAGCTTACGTTGTTTCCATTGAGCTCAACAGCGGTAGACAAGACTTTGGTGGAGTATCCGCTGGACGTGAAGAAGGCGTTGTTGGAGCCGTACGATGCCGTCTTGTCAGATGCCGTCAACTGGATAGGGTCGGACGCGCCCAGCGGAGAGCCACTGGTTCCGTTTCCAGTGATGTTGTAGTTCGCCGATACGCCAGTGAACTTGCCGACGGAGCTTCCGTTGATGGAAGTGATGGCAGAGTCGGAGTCAGCCTTCACTGCACTGTAAGGCACGAAGGCGGACATGCCGGAAGCGTCTTGCTTGGCGTTCCACCGACGGATGGACGACATGTCCACCAGTTCAGAAGAACCGCTTGCGTTGAATGAAATGTACGGATCTGGACGGTTCTGGTCACTAACTGCAGCAACGATGCTGGTCTGGTTATAGCCAGAGCCGTAGCCGCCGTAGATTCCCAAGTAAGGCGAATCGACCGTGGTGGCCGTGATGACATTGCACTTGATGTACGAGCAGTCATGCGCAGAGAGCGACATGCTGCGTCCATCGAGCATGCTGTGAGAATACCAGCCACGATGGTTCTCGGTATCAAGAGCGGACGGCCATTCGTAACCTATCTTGGAATTGGTGAACGAATGCTCCGCAGTCCATGCGGAAGGAACCTCGAAGCGGATGCCTGAGTAAGCCAGCTTCATGGAGCTGACTGGATCCTCGGCGCTGCGCTGCGAAGTGAAATGCACTGGGTCGTTTAGACCGAGCAGCGATGCAGACGTGCCAAGACCAGACAAGTTGCCGTCATGGTACACCGTCGTAAGTGCCATCGGATTGCCTACACCAGAGCCGTCGATTGCTGTGATGAAGTTGGATCCGGCAGAGTACGAATAAGTGATCTTGGCTTGAGCCGAAATGTTGTCTCTTGCTTGCTTCTGCTCGGCAGTCGAGAAGGCTTGTGCCGTGCTTGCTAGGACTTTGTTAATTTGTTCGCTCATAAAAGCTCCTTAGTTCGACGCTATTCTGTTGATGCCATAAATTCTACGGACGGACATAGATGTTATCGATGTTACGTTCCCGTTATACAGCTGATACGCTTTTAGTAAATCCAGCGTATTTGCATTAGTGAACTTCCATAAAGAACTTCTGGTGACAAATTGGTTTGCCGTGCTACCGTTACCATTTAGATTTACAACAGACAACAAAATATTTTTGTTGGTAGTAGCAGTAATGTCCTCACTAAAGAATTCAGACACAATAGGTACAATACTGTATTCCACACTTGTCAGGTTATTGCCATAAGTCCACACTATCTTGATTCGTTCGAAGTTAGTATAAGCCTCCGACAAGGTACAAGAACTATTGCTTTCTGTGTTGCACAGCACGGTCTCGTCAGCCTCGGCCACTACACGGTTGTTATCAATGTCTTCTCTAAGACGTACACCAGTTCCAGCCACGACTGGAACCGCCGTGACAGGCCCTCTTACTGCTTGCGGATTGATTGCCATATTAAGTTCTCCTTATGCACTGATGCGGTTGATGCCGACGACCTTGTAGACTCTCAGGATATTATTGAAGGACTGCGGTGTAATTGTGGTAAGATTCGCCGAATAGATGTCTATAACATTCTTCAATGCCAGTGTTGTTCCAGAGGTGCCTATACCCCCAAGTACAAAGTGGCTAGAATTATCACACCCAACCAGACCACTAAAGCCATAGTAAATACCGTCTGGTTTACATTTGAATCTGATTCTACCAGGTGCTGATATAGAAGTGGAACCACCCTTCCACCCAACAGTGATTTCGATGTCTTCAAAATTTGTGGATGTTTCGCTTAGCACCACACTGGCAACAACTGTACCATCAGCCGTAAGGTCTTCAAACAGCACGGTCTCGTCCACGCTCACCGTCTTATGGACGTTGTCAATCTTGATGCCTTTCCCAGCCGTGTACACTTGGCCGACCGGGATTCCTACTAGCTGTCCAGCTACGCTATTGATTTCTGGCATATAAATTCCTCCTTACTGTGCCGAGGCCGTGCGGTTGATGCCGACAACACGTTGGATTGTGGACGGAGATACTGCTGTGTTAACGGAAGTACCCAGGTTGAATTGGTTGAATCTTTGGAATGACAATGCGCTGCCGTTAGCCGAAGGGAACACAAGTCCAACATTAAACCTTGCATAAGAGCCGTTTCCAGCAACACCTTGAATGTTAAGCGGAGCACCGTTTCCAGTATCTTCGGCTGACAATTTGATCATCTTGAAATCTTGTTGGTTGGTGTCCCCGTAGCCACCAGCATATATGCCGATTCTTTCAAAGTTGGACATAGATTCACTTAACTCAATAGTTGGCGAAGCACTAACCCATACCGATGGGCCATCCCACAAAACGGTCTCAATGGAGTTCAATAGGCTCACCCTCAGCGTATTTCCGTCCGGATTGTCGATGTGGATGCCAGGCCCAGCAACGATGTCAACTAGGTCGGGCTTGTCTTGAATGTACGACGGAGAAGCACTTGCCGACTCGCTCCAAGAAGCTTGAGCTTGTGCGGTCAGGAAGCCGGACTCGTTGGCAGTCGTGTAGTAGTTGCCGCTTACAGAGCTGACGGCACTTTCTGCGTAGGCAGAAGCGATGCCACTAACAGCCGCTTCGTCCATTCCGCCGAGAGCCGATCCGTCAATAGAGGAAATCTGGTCAGCAGTGTTATAACCGAACGTAGGAGTGTAAGCGGTAGTTAAGAACCCGCTTGGGTTGTCAATGCTGTAGAAAGAACTAGATGCAGAGCTGTCAAGCTTGCTAGACACGGCAGATTCAGCATAGGCAGATGCGATACCGCTTACGGCAGCCTCGTCCATTCCGCCCAGTGCAGAGCCGTTGATGGAACTGATCTGGTCAGCCGTGTTGTACGCAAAGGACAAAGTATCTTGCTTGCCCGACACTCCGCTCTCCACATACGAAGAAGCGATGGCCGATACGGCTGCACTGTCCGGCAATGCGGAGATCAGACGGCCAGTGCCGTCATAGTAGGCGCTGTTCGCCATCGATGCGTTTGCCGCGTTGCCAGCCCGTTCAGCACTGACAGGTGCGTCGTTAACAGATGTCACATAGGCCGTGCCAGCGTAGAGCTGTGTAGCCGTACTAGACACGACTTGGTAGGCCGAAGCAATGGCGGACACGTCCCCAGAATTGGTAGGGGCGTAGCCAGCCGAAGCCGCGCTGATTAAGTTACCCGAAACACTTGATAGAACGTAAGCCATTCTATACCTCCGCCCATCCAAGGGCCGAAACGTAGATGTAGTCGCCGCTAGGCTGGTAATCACCAGCTGGCTGGTATGCAGTCATGCCGCTAACTTCTTGGTACGCACTCATAGCAGATGCGTCTTGCTTGCCAGAGACTTGACCATCAACATAAGCGCTGTCCACAAAACCGCTCTCATTCGCGGTCGTGTAGTACCCAGACATGTCAGCCGTGAGCTGGTAAGGAGTAAGGTCGACACCAGTGATAAAACCGCTAGGGTTGGTTGCACTGTAATAGTCACCACTTGGCTGGAACTCGCTAGATGCGGATGCGTCAAGTTTCGCACTAACTGCGCTGTTGTAGGCATAGTCGCCAGACAACTGGTATGCACTCATGTCTGCCGTAAGCTGGTACGGAGTCAAGTCAACGCCAGTGATGAAGCCGCTTGGGTTCGCTGTCGTGTAGAACTCTGCCGAATTGTATGCCGTAGCATCAAGCTTACCGCTGACGGCACTGTCAACGTATGTTTCCGTCGCATATCCAGCCAACGACTGATGGGCAGTCAAGTAGCCAGACGGATTGCTGTCCATCGGATAGAACGAAGAGCTTTCGCTCTTGTCCATTTTTCCGCTTACCGCACTATCGACATACGATTCCGTGGCGTAACCAGCAAGGGACTGGTGCGAGGTCAAGAAGTCGCCGGAAACAGTGCTGAACGCCGTAGTGTCTAGTTTGCTAGAAACACTTGAGTCTACATAAGCCTCCGTTGCGTAGCCAGCCAGTGACTGGTGAGCCGTCAAGAATCCGGATGGGTTGGAAGTGGAATAGAAGTTGCTGGATGCAGACGCATCAAGCTTTGAAGACAAACTAGATTCGTGCGCGTATGCCGACATGTCAGCGGTCAGCTGGTACGGCGTAAGGTCGACACCAGTGATAAAACCAGACGGATTGCTGGACGGATAGAACAAGGAGCTGGCCGAGGCATCCATCTTGCTGGACAGATCCAGACTAGCGACATTCACGCCTATCACAGCGGAACTTCCGCTGTTGTAGGCCGTCATAGTGCTGTCTACGCACAAAGTACGGTGGTCGACACTGATCTGGTCATTGGTGTTATCGACGTTGACCGGGGCTATGCCGTTGTATTCGTGACCCTTGATTGCAGAGCCAGAGATACCAGTAATCTTGCTGCCGTCGCCTTCCAAGCCGCTGAACGGTAGGTAAGCGGACATGTCATCGGCGGATACATAGTTACCGCTCGGCTGGAACATGCCAGAAGCACTCTGCTCGATGTATTGCCCAGTAAGGCCAGACACCGTAGAAGAAATGCTGGAAATGTTATTCGTGACTTCGCTGCTGAAGGAGCTGTACGTACTGGTGTCCACGTAGCCAGACAAGCTGGAATTGTAGGCGTAATCACCGCTAGGCTGGAACACGCCGGAACTAGACCAGTCAATCTTGGAACTGATGGACGAGAATTCGCCACTCCATCCGCTGATAGAGCTGACTGCGGACTCCGCATAAGAGGACGCCACGGAGGACACGAAGGCACTGTCGATGGTTCCTGCCGCGATGGCGGAGCCAGAAATACCAGTAATCTGACTGTCTGCATTGTACTCGATTGCGGAATAGTCCACCTTCGAGGACAAGTTCATGTCGAAAGTCTGCTCCACCCATTGCTTGGTAGCGCAAGTGTCAGGCACGGCATTGATACCGCTGTAGATGCGGTGTACTTGAAGCTCGCAGTCCACTTGCTCGAAAGTGTTAACGCCTTCTATAAGCAGATACAGATAACCGTCAGCCTGAGCCTTGAAGTCGTAAGAAAATTCACAGAGACACGGGTCGTTGACGCTGTTGTCGATGTCGTAGTTACGGCGAACCAAGTCATGGTCAGTGCCGTCACTGAACTTCAGATTTGCAGACAAGGTTTCGTAGTTGATTCCAGAACCAGTCGGGTCGACCTTGATCGTGCAAGTGATGTGATAGAACTTGTCCTTGCCTACATGAAGGCCGTTGGCCGCGTAGACTTCCATAGTACCGTCGACGAATGTCGGGTACAGAACACCATTGGAAATGTCCTCGTCACTGCACTTGACCCACTCAAGGAACTCGTCGGAGTCGTTAGGCGCAATTCCAATGTCGAACGTGGTAACGCCAGCGTTGTCAAACTTGTCGATGTCAATGGATCCGTCACTGGACACAACCTCGTAGGTATTGCCGAGCAAGGATCCGCCACCGCCGCCGCACGGCGTCATCCTGCGGATAGTGAACTGGGACATGCCATACTGGTCTTGTACGTCGAGCCAGTAGGTCTGTGCAGCGTTTACGAACAGGCCAGCAGCACGGCCATTGTTGTCAAGGATGACTGGCTGGGACAGCTGCGAGCCGTTCTCATCATAAAGAGCAGCAAGGTCATCGGTTGACTCCAGATGCACGTAAAGGCGTCCAGCCACGTTAAGCTGGCCACCTTTAAGCTGGAATTGCTGCGTGGGGTCAAATAACCTCAAATACTTTACAGCCATCGGAAACCTCTTTCTTTCAAGCTGAAAGTAGGTCAGGACTACTCCGCTGAACTGATCGGGTTGACACCGAAGAACTGTGCAGACTCTCCCCATGAACCGACGAGCACCTCGAACATGTCGTTCGGAAGTGACTTGTCTGCGGCGCATAGAGGCATGTACCCGCTTATAGGGAAGTCCGCACACATGCCCCCGTTCTGGTTCGTGGCGAACAGAGCCTTGGCCCTGTACGGTGTGCAAACACTGAGGTTGCTAACGCTGTACACGCTGTTCTGTACTGTAGGCTCTGGAAGCGGTTCGAACGTCTCGTTAATGACGGCAGGGAGTACGAACACCTTGCAAGGTTCAACTCCGTTCTCGAAGTACATTGCGTTGGCTGTTCCTCCGGTGCCCCAGTTTCTGGCAACGACACGTGTCCCAGGAAGGTCGCCGTTCGTAGGTCTGCCGTGCTGTCTCGGACAGTTTCCGTCGTTTCCACGGTACTCGTACTTCGTCTCAAAGTAGTCAAGAGACCTGTCCGTTACGCTACCAGTGCCAGGAACGTATGTGGTCATACCCCTGAGGAATCTGTATGCAAGGCTTGGGCCAGACCAGAACGGACAAGTGATGCCTGGGACAGTCGTGTTGAATACGTTGTCGGTAATAGCAAGGCCAGTCATTGCACATTCATACACTTCTTCGAGGTGGTCGCTGACACTGTTATGCGCACCGATATGGATACAGCTCGAACCGTTGAAGCGGTTCTTGCGGAACTCCATGGACATCGTCCAAGTCATCCGATTGCCCTCGAAAATAGAGCACGGATACACGTAGATAGGCGTGTTGGCGATGTTGCACTCAAGGAAGATAGGATTGTCCGAACCAATGACACCGTCCGAAACCGTGCAGCGCCACATCACAAGCTGTTTTGTATGGTAGAGAGCGCTATCCAAGTCTGCACCGACACCGATGCGGTGTCCGTTCATGTTCAAGCTGGTATTGAGCCAGTTCAGCTGCACGTAGTAGGAATTGATGTCGCAGTTCAGAGCAAACGAACTGCCGTTGTCGTTCCAAGTCTGGCAAAGCACGGAGTTGACCGTGGCTACACAGTTCTTCGTAGTGACATTGATGTACTGGTGCTCAAGGTTCAAGTTCAAGCAGACAACGTTGCTCAGAGTGATGTTGTTGTCGAAGTGTGCCTCGGAAATGGTGGCATTGGAGATGCTCGTAAACGGCATTTCGGAGGTGATCGTTCCAACCGGACGGTTGTACAAGTCGATCGCCGTGAAGCCCCAAGCAGCTGCCCACAACAGATACACGTTCGCGTTCTGGAAGTTGGCAAGGTCGAGCACGTTGTTCGAACCAGTGTTCGCGTACTGGCGATATGCCGTGCTCTGTCCGATGTTGTAATTGGAATCGTTGAACCAGCGGTCGGTAAGAACCATGTCTTGGAAGATGCAGTACCAGTCCGTAGACAAGGCACGGTCATCGATGTTGCAGTGCGTTAGCAGCAAGCTGCCCGGTGCCGTCAACGTCATCGGTTTGCCACTGATTCTTGCATTAGCCACGCCAACCACGCCGTTGCCGAGACTGGTGTCAGTGAAGTGGTTTGTCCTGGACTGGTGAAGCTCTGCAGCGCCGCAGCTCCAGAACGACTTTACAGTACGGAACCAAGAAGATTCTGCATAGTCTTGATGCAAGAAGATGAAGTCGGCAACGTAGTCGTTGACGGGTTCAGAAATCTCGGCAGCGATACAGTTGAACTTGGCCTTGGTGAACTTTGCGCCTTGGTCGAAAGAAATCGTCTTCGTACAAGAGAGCGTACCCTCGCTGGTGTAAGTACCAGTAAGGAAGCGCGGCACTGGCGGCATGAAGATGCCGTGCGTACCTACAACTGGCAAGTAGGTCAAGAATGCGGACATGTTGCTTTCACGTCCTGCCTCGATGCCGTAGTAGTTACACGGCAGCTCGCGCATGTCCGAAAGCAAGAGCCAACGGCCATGGTCGCTGACAGTAGAAGCAATGATACAGCCTCCGTCAGCCTCTTCTGTACACTGGCTATCCCACATGTACATACGCGGCCCAGCATAGGTTGTGCCGTCGTAGCCGACAACGGTTACAAATTCGAGCGAGGGATCCGCTTCCTCAAGGCCAGAGATGTTCTGGACGATGGTGTCGTTCTTCGCAGTCGGCATGTTGAAGCCGAACTGGAAGTCGCTTATCTTCACGTACTGGCCGTTGTCGTACTTTTCGACTTCGACGTCGTAGATGGCGGCTTCCATAAAGACCGTGTTCTGCTGTTCACCAGCATTGTCGAGGATGACCGGGTTCGGCCCTTCCACGAAGTCGTTGCCAGTCAACAGGAAGGTGTCTGCAAGCGTGTCGGAGCCATGCAGATGGATCTTGAGACGGCCAGCTACGAGAGGCTTGCCTTCAAGGTCGAAGTATTGCTGTGGAGCCAAACTAATTTTCATTCTTCATTCCTCCGAACATTGCCTTGGCCATTTCGGTATTGGCCTTTACCTTGGCCGTATCGAGCTGGATGGCTTGCTTCTGCAAGTCCATGATGGCCTTCTCGTTTTCGATCGCAGCCTTGTCCGTGTCAAGGCCAGCATCAAGCTGAGCCTGAAGAATCATGTCTTCTTGCTTGTACTTATGATCCATCGCAGCCTTGGCAAACTGGGCGTTCAGATCGCGTTCGTTGTTGTCTTGGAACAGCTCGTAGCGCTTCAACTGTTCTTGCAGTTCTTGGATCTGCTGATCCTTCTGGCCGATGGCGCTCTTCATCTGTTCGATGACGTCTTGCTGCTGCATTTCCATCTGAGACGGGCCTGGGTTCATGTTAATGGAGCCGAACACGTTCTTGAGCACTGCGTTGTCTGGGTGAGTGAGGAAGATGCCGTTGACGAGGCTCATGCGCTTGTCCTCAGGAACCACGCTCATCAAGGTCATGAGTTCTTGGCGAGCCACTTGCAGCTCGATACCTTGTTCAGGGCCTTGGATGACTTCGAGCACGACCTTGCCCATGCCGAGCAACTGCATGACAGTCTCTCCGACGGACTTGAACGTGTCGCGAAGGTTCGCATAGAAATGTCGGATAGTACACTGGGTCTGGCGTTCGCCAGCGAGAACTTCTGTCGCCGTCTTCTGAGGGGTTTCGCCCATCATGAGACCCTTGGCGTCAACGCCAGTAATTGTAGACAGCAGTTCAAGATTGCTGCCGATGATTCCAGTAATGTCATCGAACTGGACACGGTTATCAACACGGGTAGGCGCGTTGTATTCAATCTTGTGGTCTGGTGAGAAACGGTTGTACAGCAAGAGCGGGTTCACGTTTCTGTTGAAGTTGCGGTAGCCGTCTGCATAGCCCTCGACTGCTTCCGGTTCGGTAATGAACGCCGACTTCGGAGCCTGAGCAAGCCTTTCGCAAAGCTGCGTGAAGGCATAGTTGATCAACTTCTGGATAGGCGCACCCTTGCGGACAAGACCTTGCCAGATCATCGTATCGTCAATCCATACGCGCTCGCCATACACTGGGAAGACCGGAATGCGGTCGATTTCAAGGGTGATAGGCTCGTCGATGAAGTCTTGGTTGAGCATGCGGTACACTTCGCACTTGTTTTCATGCATGCGGTAGTACGTGACGATGGCCATCGTGTCTGCGGAATGGTTGTCGGTCGTGTTCACCAAGGCACGGACACCCTTCTCTGGAGCCCATTCCTCGCCATACTTTGCACGAACCCATTCCTTTGATCTGTACTCGACGATTCCAGCCTCCATCGCGTCATGTCCATCCATTTCCACGGAATCTGGATCGTAATAGACATTCTCGACCTTCTCGATGTTGTACAAGGCTGGCACGTCCACGGCCTCTCCAGTCTGAGGATCCATGACTTGCTCGGAACCGATAGCCATGTAGGCAAGGCCGAACGCCGTGTCGTTGTACAAGGCGTCGAACGCTGCGCGAGCATTGGAACCAGCCTTGAGGAAGGCTTCGCAAGCCTGGTCGATTTCGTCGACGGGGCTGTAGAACTTGTACGGATAGCTCGCATACACGTTGACCGTGCTGTTGACGGAATTGCCAAGGATGTTTACAGTCTTCTTTAGGCGAGTACCGTCGATTACCTTCAGGTCATCGTCATCCCACTGGTTGCCGCTCAAAAAGTCGCGGTCAGCCTTAATACGGTCGATCTGCGTGCTGCGCTTTGCGTTGGCTCGGCTTTCGAATTTCTGCCAAGCTTCAATGGCTTGCTCGGTATTCAGCATGAAAAACCTCTCTATTTCAAGCTGAAAGTAGGGCTGGGACAAGAAAGGCCAGCACTGGGCTGGCCTTTGATTACTCTTCTTCGTCTTCCTTGGCCTTCTTCTTGAAAGCCTCGTCGATAATCTTCTGCGACTCGACATTCAGCTTCTTGTACCAAGGCTGTCTCTTGTAGGATTCCGTGTAGGACTTCTGAACAGATTCGCTGTCGTATACCTTGAACGGATTGGTTCCTACAACTGGTTCGACACGACTACCCGCTTCAGCAACGATTTGTCCACCGTAGTTGCCGAGGTTGTAAGCAAGTCTGTTGGCATCGATGTCGGCAACCTTTTCCGGGAAGAATTCACGGTACTTCGCCGCGTCTTCCTTTCCAAGAACCATGGTCGGCTTCCACAGCTTTCTACGCAAGCCCTTGAAGGCATCATCGGTCAGAACGAAAGACCATCCTCTGGGGTTATATCCAGTGATCTTGCCGTTCTCGATTTCGACAGCCTTCGGCATCTTTACGTTCGCATCATAGTAGTTGAGCAACTGCTTTGCGCTGTACTTGCCTTGAGCATCAGGGGCGACATCGAAGTATTCGGCAATCTGCGGAACCTTGATAGCCTTGGCATACTTGCCGCCGCTCGCGTCTGGTACAATGGTCTTGGATCCATCCAGGGTTCCCATCACATTCTTGGCCAAGTCCTTGTTGTACAAGTTGATAGCATCCTTCAAGTCTGCACGTTCGGTAGAGCCACCAACACGGGCACCCTTCCTAACGCCTCGCGCAAGGTCTTGTCCGAACTTGCTCGGAAGCTGCGATGCAGCTCCGCCAGCTCCAAGTGTCATTGCTGGGCGAGTTCCACCAGCCAGCAGGGCTAACACGGCTTGGCCGTAGTCCGCCTTCTGGTTAGTATCGGACAAGCGCTCCGTACCATACTGACGAGCAGCCTCTGCTGCGCCTTGCAATCCAGCGTTGATAGAACCCATCACAAACGAATTTGAAAGGGGCGGAATGAATCGGCCTAGCGAAAGAGACGGGGCAAGCGTCATTGCTAATGACGTAGCGGCGTCAAGCCTACGAAGATCTTTCAAGGTTTCTTCGTCGCCGCCTTGGCCAGTAAGGACTGCGTTCTCCGCTTCCTGAGTGCTGGACGGATAGAATAGCTTGTTGAGCCAGTAGTTAGCACCTTGCTGGCCTTCCTTCAATAGCTGTGCGCGGTCGAACTGTGTCTGGTAATCACGGACAAGGTTAAGGAACTCTTGGTAAGCGCCTGGGACATCCGTGTTGTAGCCGAGTGCCTTGGCCTTCTTCTTCAGTTCATTTGTGCCGAGGTTGTACCAGTCTTGGCCATCATAGGCAACGCCTTGCAACAGCGGGAGAATCTTGCTGGCTTCGTTAAGTCCTTCGTACTGGTCTGGAGCCTTGTATCCATTCGCACCTTCGAGCCAGCCAAGCAAGGAATCGGACGGAACATCTCTAAGGACAAATTCATAACCCTTCTCGAAGTTCTCCATTGGCTTCCATTTCATCAGCTGGTCGCGATACTTGTCATACAATTCCATACGCTCTTGGAGAGTGTACTTCTTTGTAGCGCGGTCTTGCTCTTCCTTTGCGTCAAGAGCCTTCTTGGCCGCTTGCGACATGATCTGGTAGTACTTGTCGGAATCGATCTTCTGTGCCATAACCACTCCTTAGTACTTTACGGTCTTGATCTTCTTGCCGCACTTGAATACAGCGGTACGGTTGCCCTTGCTGCCAAGCGTGGAACGGGTTACGGATACCTTCTGTCCGTTAGATGCCGTGAACTCGTAGGAACCCTTGTCATCGAGTTCGTACGTATTGATGTTCTTCGGATCAGTAGCCTCGGACAGAGCCGTCTCTTGCTTTGCCGCCAAAGCCTTGCCACGCGCTTGAAGGGTATCGATCTTTTCTTCTGAACGGGTAGCGTTGTACTCTTCCTTGTGTGCTTCACGCACTTCCCTCGGCAAGCTGTACCAGAATTCGTCAATGCGCTCTTGGTCGGCATTGGTGAGGCCGCTCTTCTTCGTGATGTTGTTTGCATTGGCAGCTCGAAGGTCGGATACAAAATTCTTGAAGTCTTGGAATGTCTTCGGCTGGTCGATCTGCGGAGCACCACTACGGAATTTCGAAAGCAACTGCTTGGCCTTCGGATTCTTGTTAATCTGGTACTGGATGAAGTTTAGCTTGTTCTGGAAACCCGGACGCTGGCTGTTGTCACCCATCATCATGGCGCTTTCAGTGTCGATAAACGAAGCGACCAAGTCCTCGGCAATCTTGTCCTCGGCAGTCTTTCCGCCGTTGGCAGCGGCAATCTGCTGTCTGGTCGTGATGCGGTTCTGATGAGCCATTGCAGAAGCGATGTCACCAGCGTTGGCACGGTTGGCAGCAAGGCGCATGTCGAGGTCGTCCATTGCTCGGCCAGCTTCGCCTTGGAGCTTCACGATCTCCATCTTCAGTTCTTGGATTCTGCTCTCGTTCTCAGCGTATTCAGCCTTGAGGTCTTCAATGGCTTGCATCCTTTCAGTGTAAGCCATACCTTGTCCGTAGTTGTTAGCACCCCACATGCGAGCACGTTCGGCACCACCAGCACCGCCTTGTCCGAAGCTCGGAGAAGCCGGATCGGCTGGCTGTGCTACAGCGTCCGGAGTACGGCTAGGGACATAGCCATTCATAGCGTTGGACGGGTTGGTATAGCCAACCATTCCATTAGCTGCAAGCTGTGCCACAGTCGGGCCAGCTCCGTTGCCATAAGCCATTGCGTACGTGTTGGACGGATTGGAAAGCGGTCGATAGCCTTCCATAGAAGCCCTAGCCTTGCGGCTCAATTCCTCGTCAAGTGTAGGTTGCCATTTCCATTCAAAGGCCATATTTAAACCTCTCTTATTTCACGCTGAAAGTAGGTCTGGGTTAGGCGAAGGCACCGTCGTAGTTCTTTCTGTTCCAGCTACCGAGCAGAGGATTGTTCACCTTGCGGCTAATGACTGGGTAGACGGCACGTCCGATGGAATCGGCCTTGAGCAATTCTTGCGCAGCCAGAGATGCTTCTTGAGTGTTAGGATACTGCTGGAACGTGTACCAAGTCGGCTTGCCCTTCCACTGCACCTGTATGCGAGCGTCCGGTGTCAAGCGTATGCCAGTAATGGCACTGGAAGATACCTTGAACGGCCTACGAGATTCGGACTCGTTCCAGAACTGCGGAAGACGCTTTTCGTCGGCAATGCCAAGCTCAATCGCTGCACGAAGCTCCTTCGGCTTCATGCCAGGGCGAATGTACTTCTTGATGGCGTCGTTATGCTCCTTGATGGTCTGCATACGGCCAGCTTCGTCGATGGTGTCGGAATAGCTCTTACCAAACTGGTTCATGTTCGCTGCACCAGGAATGTTGACAACTTGGTAGTTGTGGTAACGGTCTGGTGCGAACTCGGTTGGGTACTGCTTCGCCATGAAGGCATCTGCACCACCGGGCACACCAGGGGTGAAACTTGCACCAGAAGCGATAGACAGCAAGGACGGGCCACCTCTCATGGCTCCGCCCACGCCCATACCGAGGGCCAGCTGCAGCAACGCCTTGGCTATTTCGGTCTTAGAGGCCATACTAACCTCCTATCTGCGCCTTGATTTCCTCGTTGCGCTTTTCAAGACGTGCAATCTCTGCCTTGATTTCCAAGATCTTTGCCTTTGTGTTAGGATTTTCAAATTCCTTTAACATGTCGGCATATTCTTGGTTGGCCTTACGTTGTTCATAACCACGCACGGCTCCGCCCCAGTTGGCGGCGTCGTTACGGATAGTTTGCTGGTAATTGTTCGATCCGCCTTGAATCGGATTGATATTCACACCAGCCCAGTTGAAAGTGAAAGCCATATTACTTACCTCCACCGAACCAAGAAGCCAAGAACTGGCCACCAGCTCCACCAAGTCCAGCGAGCAAGTCCCAGCCGGATGTGCCTTGCTGGGCATTGGCAGCACCAGCGATAGCATTGGCCTGAGACTGTAGCACAGCATTGCGGTTTGCAATGCCAGCAGACATCGCATCGCCGAGTCCACCAGTATATGCTTCACGATCCCTGCCGTATGCATCGACTGCATACTGGTTTCGTGCATTCGTGGCATTGTAGTTGTTCCAGTTGTTCTGGGAATTTACGTTGTACTCATTGAGAGCCTGTTGACGGTCTTGCATGAGACGGTTGTACGCCTTTTCCCATTCCTCACTGGCCAGCGCTTGCTGCTTGGCCCCGACACGGTTAATGAAGTCTGAGGAAAATCTTGAACCAGAACCAGCCGCGCTGTTCTCGATGGCGGCCATGGCAGCGTCTACACGCTGGTTCGCCGCCGGATCCATGAAGCTGTTGACATCGCCGCCGTACGAGAAACCCTCGTTCTGATAGACTGGCGAGTTCAAGAAATTCTGCAGCGCAGTGTTGTAGTTCGCAGCACCTTGTCCGTACGTAGACGCGATAAGATTCTTGTAAGAGTTGATGTCAAGTTGGTTGGCGTTACTGGTATTTTCAGCAAGCCCCTTAATCTTGTCATACGCCTCTTGTGCGCGTTCAGCGTCAGACTTGTTGCCCATATAGCTACCGAGCGCACCAGCCGCAGCTAGACCACCCGCAATAATAGCTGGCCACATAAACTAATCCTCCTTGTCCTTCTTTTCGGACTTGTTAGGCTTGTCTTCGGCCTCGGACATGTCGACATTGTCGATATAATCCTCGATTGCGGCGTTCAAAGCCTTCAGTTTCTTCAGAAGCTCACTCTTTTCCATGAAAAGACCTCTCTTATTCAAGCTGAAAGTAGGTTTGAGGCTTACCGCACAGCCTTCAGCTGTGT